ATAATGCACGCAACAACGTGGACAATGAAAAAGAAGCTGAAGGTGGTACTTCTAAAAAGTCTAACCCAGCTAACAGCAGCGCAGAAGCTGGCGACCAAGCTGTTGTCCGCAAAGGTGATGCTATCAAAGGTATGAAAGAAGATCTAGACGCTATGTTTGGCGCTGATGATCTATCTGAAGAATTCAAGACTAAAGCTGCTACGATTTTCGAAGCTGCTGTTATGTCCCGTGTAACTGCTGAAGTTACACGTTTAGAAGAAGAGTTCGAAGCAAAAGTAGCTACTACTGTTGCTGAAGAAATTGAGGGTATTGTTGAACAAGTTGATGGATACCTCGGCTATATTGCTGAGCAGTGGATGACACAGAATGAGATCGCCCTTGAGCGTGGTATTAAGTCTGATATTTTAGAAAGTTTCGTTGATGGTCTGAAAGGACTATTCGAAGAACACTATATTGATGTTCCAGAAGAAAAGTATGACCTACTTGGCGAGATGGAAACTGAAATCAGTGATCTTAAATCTAAGATTGACGAGCAAGTTGCTGCCAATGTTGAGTTGACTAAATCAGTTAACGAAGCAAAGCGTAACGAAATCGTTAAGACAGTTAGCGAAGGTTTAACTGACACAGAAGCTGAAAAGTTTGCTGGTCTAGTTGCTGAAGTAGCTTTCGATGATGTTGAAACTTACGAAACTAAAGTTAAGACTTTACGTGAATCTTATTTCACTACTAAAACTACATCAGGTGTTACATCTGTTGTAACTGATACACCAGTTGAAGTAATTACTGAATCTGGCGCAAAGCAAGTTGACCCAAAAATGTCTGCTTACTTATCAGCACTCAACAATAAATAAATTTTAATTTAAAGGAAATCCAAAATGGATCGCAAACAATTAATGGAAAAATGGGCTCCCGTGTTGAATCACGAGGGTTCTGCTCCTATCGAAAGTTCTTACAAGCGTGAAGTTACTGCTGTTCTATTAGAGAACCAGGAACGTGAAATGGGCAAGCAACAAGAAGCTCTTTTCGAAACTGCTCCAACTAACTCTGTTGGTTCTTATTCAGACACTGGCGGTATCGCTAAGTTTGACCCAGTATTGATCTCATTGGTACGTCGTGCAATGCCACAACTTATCGCTTATGATATCGCTGGTGTACAACCAATGACTCAGCCAACTGGTTTGATCTTCGCGATGAAGTCACGTTATAGCACTCAAGGTGGTACTGAGGCATTGTTCAACGAAGCTGATACAGACTTCTCTGGTACTGGTACTCACTCCGCTGCAGCTAACACTGACCCATTCACTTCTTACACTACTGGTACTGGCTTGGCTACTTCTGCAGCTGAGCGTCTAGGTCAAGGTGGTTCTGGTGATGGTTCTTTCGGTCAAATGGCTTTCTCAATCGAAAAGACTTCTGTAACTGCTAAGACTCGTGCTTTGAAAGCTGAATACTCAGTTGAATTAGCACAAGACTTGAAGGCTGTTCATGGTCTTGACGCTGAAGGTGAACTAAGCAACATCCTCTCTACTGAGATTCTTGCTGAGATCAACCGTGAAGTTGTTCGTACTGTTTACACTACTGCTAAGCCAGGTGCCCAAGTTGGTACTGCTACTGCTGGTACTTTTGACCTTGACGTTGACTCTAATGGTCGTTGGTCTGTTGAAAAATTCAAAGGTCTAATGTTCCAAATCGAACGTGAAGCCAATGCTATCGGTCAACAAACTCGTCGTGGTCGTGGTAACTTTATCATCACTTCAGCTGACGTTGCTTCTGCTCTAGCAATGGCTGGCGTTCTTGACTATTCTTCTGGCTTGACTGGTAAGAATAACTTGAACGTAGATGATACTTCTACTACTTTCGCTGGTGTTCTAAATGGCAAGTACAAAGTATATGTTGACCCATATACTGCTAACGTACAAGCACAACAGTTCTTCGTTGTTGGCTACAAAGGTCAATCAGCGTTTGATGCTGGTTTGTTCTACTGCCCATACGTACCTCTACAAATGGTTCGTGCTGTTGATCCTAACAGTTTCCAACCAAAGATTGGTTTCAAGACTCGTTATGGCATGGTTGCTAACCCATTCGTTTCATTGGATGGTACTGGCGGTCTAACTGCTAACGAGAACTACTACTACCGTCGCGTACGTGTTACTAACTTGATGTAATCATCGAGTTGGCTACTAAGCCGACATAGAAGCGGTATTTAAAAGGGGGACTTCGGTTCCCCTTTTTTTTCTTCCTAAATAATAATATGACAATATCTATTCCAGCTGGACTTAATCCTCTATCGCCAAATGGCTTTAACTTTAGTATATCTAAGGTTCCAGGAGTTACATTCTTTTGCCAACAAGCAACTATTCCTGGCATTATGTTAGGTGATCCTACTTTCTCCACACCATTCTCAACTCAGCCGTTACCTGGAGATACGCTTTCGTATGATCCACTAACGATTCAGTTTTTGATTGATGAGGAAATGTTAAACTATAATGTAATCTATAATTGGATTGTTGCTTTAGGTTTCCCTGAATCATATGGACAATATACAACTTTGCTGTCCAATGATCAAACTGCATATGGTGAACTTGCAAAGAACTATTCTGATGCTACATTGCAAATATTAGATTCTAGCAATAACCCTGTTAGGACTGTTACATTCCAAGATGTATTTCCTACTTCTTTAGAAACTCTTACCTTTGCTTCAACTAATGATGGTGTTAACTATCTTATCGGTAGTGCAACATTTAAATTCGGACTCTATAGATTTGCATAATTAATTTGACTTTTTTGCAGGTTTGTAGTATAATGTTATTTTGAGGTTATTATGAATATAGAACAATTGCAGGAACAGTGGGACATTGATTGCCAAATAGATGATAACTATCTTGGTGAAACCACTACAGCTACCCCCAAACTTCACGCTAAGTATTTAAAACTACTTGTCAATATCAAACTCAAACATACTAAGTTGGGTTCTGATTATAACATTCTCCGTAAAAATAAATTCCGTTTGTATCGTGGTGAACTGTCACGTGAAGAATTAGCTGCGCTTGATTGGCCACAATGGCAAGGTGTCAAGCCACTTAAGAATGAGATGGATGAATTCCTACAAGGCGATACTGAACTAAACGTAATGCGTGTTAAGATTGATTATCTTGAAACGATGATATATTTCCTTGAGTCAGTTCTTGGTCAAATTAAAGCAAGAGACTGGCAAATTAAAACTGCTGTTGAATGGAAGAAATTCCTAGCTGGAATGTAATGATATTAAAGATTGAGAAACTCGATGAAGTTTATGTTCGCATATTTTCTGACTCTAGCATTGAGCAAGAATTAGTAGACTTCTTCACATACGAATATCCAGGTGCTCGTTTTACACCTCAGTTCAGAGCAAGACTGTGGGATGGCAAAGTTCGCTTATATGATGGTATTCGTAAAACTCTTTACCTTGGGCTTGTTCCTTATGTTGAACAGTTTGCTGTAAGTAATGGTTATGCAGTTGAGTATGTTAATACGGTATCAGTAGTCAACGATATAAAGACAACTGATCTAGAAGGTTTTGTTACTGCGCTAGAGTTACCAGAAAAAATTGAGATTCGTGATTATCAAATTGAAGCAATGACAACTGCTGTTGCTAAAGAACGCACACTTCTACTTTCTCCAACTGCTTCTGGTAAATCATTTATCATCTATTCAATTATGCGTTGGCATTTAAATGTTGGGCGCAAGTGCATTATTATTGTTCCAACAACTTCTTTGGTTGAGCAACTATACACTGACTTTGAAGATTACTCAACAGTAAACCAATGGCCAGTTAAAGAACACTGCCAAAAACTCTACTCTGGTTTTACTAAAGATATAACCAAAGATGTTTTAATTACAACTTGGCAGTCGGTTTATCTACAACCAAAATCTTGGTTCTCTCAATTCAATGTTATCTTTGGTGATGAAGCCCACCAATTTAAAGCCAAGTCCCTTACCACAGTTATGGAAAAGATGGACAAGATTCGCTACCGTATTGGCACAACAGGTACGTTAGATAATAAGAAGATTCACAAATTAGTTCTTGAAGGTATGTTTGGTCCAGTGCATAGGGTTACCACTACTAAGAAGTTGATGGATAGTGGGAAACTTGCTGAACTAAATATCATGTGTGTACTACTAAAATATAACGAAGAGATTCGTAAAGAACGCAAAAACAAAACGTACCAAGAAGAAATGGACTGGCTTGTATCTTGTGAACCAAGAAATAAGTTTATCCGAAACTTGGCAGTAAATTCTAAAGGTAATACGCTAGTTCTTTTTCAATACGTTGAAAAGCACGGTAAAGTTCTTTACGACCTTATTAAAAATAAAGTACACGATAAGAGGAAAATATTTTTTGTATACGGTGGCACTGAGACAAGTGATAGAGAAGCAATTCGTCATATCACAGAAGGTGAAAGCGACGCTATTATTATTGCTAGTTTTGGCACATTCTCCACTGGAATCAATATACCGTCTCTCGAGAATGTCATTTTTGCATCGCCAAGTAAATCCAAGATTCGTAACTTGCAAAGTATTGGTCGTGGTCTAAGATTGAAAGATGGTAAAACAACTTGCAACTTATTTGATCTTGCTGATGACTTGCATTGGAAGTCTTGGAAAAATCATACGCTTAATCACGCAGCAGAGCGTTATAAAACTTACGCTGAAGAAGAGTTTAAAATCAAACTGGTCGAGGTTGATTTATGTTAATTAATAATGAATCGTATATAGTGTTGAAACTAAGCACTGGTGAACAACTTATGGGAATTCTTGAACAAGAAGATGCAACCCATATCCAAATATTAGATCCCATGATTATCAGAACTATACCTGTTGTAAGTGAAGGTAGAGAGCACGTTACTGCTCATCCTTATTGCCAATTTACAGGTGACAATGTTTTTGATATT